ACGCTCCGGTAGAGTTTTGGGAGAAAATGGCTGTCTGTGAAACCAACAGCAATTGGCAGAACACGGGTCAATGGGCAGGTGGACTAGGTATCTACACAAAGGGCGAGTTCCCTCAGTCAAGTATGGGTACTTGGGAACGCTACGGTGGCGAGGAGTTTGCTCCCTCTCCCGACAAGGCGACCAAAGAACAGCAAATCATCATTGCTAACCGTATTTCCGTAGAGGGTTGGAAAACCACAGTAACTCGTGACGCAGTGCGAGCAAAGGCTATGGGTGTCCCACAGGTCTATGAGTGGCATCAGAAGCCTGTTGGGTTCACAGGGTGGGGTTGCTACAAATCCAAATCAACAGGCAAGTACCGAATGGCGAAGCCCCTGTTGCTCCACTACGACCCAAAGATGGTTCCGATAGTTCAGTACCATTTCAACCAAAGAGGCATTATTGTTCAGGACTTACAGAAACTAATCGGTGTCACTCCTGACGGCCACTACGGAATAAAAACAAGAGAAGCACACATTCGTTATCTCAAAGAACACAAACTATCAACACTTGGAGTTGGTGTTCTACCGACATTCCTTAGTGGGAACTATCCAAAAGACAAGACAAAGCGTTGCCCACAGTGGGAAGGTCGCCTTCGTTTTCACGGACTACAACCCGTAGACCGTTTCTCTTACATAATGTGGAGAGAGAGCCGTTGTCAAGAAAAGATAGTTTCTAAACCAAACTCAAACGGTACAAGAGACTACGGGTTGCTACAAATCAACTCATCTTGGGTCACAGTAACAAAGAAACTGTGTGGTGGCAAGGATATGAAAGTCCTACTGAACCACAAGTGTAATCTCAAGGTGGCGAAGTATCTACTTGACAACGGTGGGCTTGGTCATTGGTCTGCTACATCAGGTTCAGACAAGTAACTACGGAGAGACTTTTCCGTTAGCAATCCAGCTTTCGTAAGTAATTGGCATTTCCTTAGAAAACAATGTCTCAACAGCGTTTGCGTATTTGCGAATGTCAAGTTGTGCGTTCTCGTCTGTCCTGAGCGAAAGAAAGTTCATCAAAGCACGGGCGTTCACTGTCCAATAGAACTGAGTGAACATTCCCATTGGTAGGACAGTTCTCGCCAACTCCTTAGCAACACCAAGAGCCAGCATCTCAGCGTAAGCCTCATAGGCGTTACTGTTACTCTCAGTAATTATCTCGGTCGTTCTCAGTGCCGTACTCATATCAGCCTGCTTGAACTTGTAAGCCCCGGGCTTACCTGTCTGCTCTCGCACCTCAGCAAGCTCAGGCACGAACATCTCATTAGGAACCTCTGAGTAGCGAGCCGAGAACTCATTGAAAGAACCAATACGGTGACGAAACCACTCACGGGCTACAAACACAGGGCACTTGATGTGGAAACGAAAAGCGTTATGCTCAAACGGAGTACCGTGACGCTCTCTCATTAGGAAGTTGATTAGTCCAACTTCTGCGTCTGTCATCTCGACTTCATCTTCCCTATTGCGAGCAAAACTCACACGGGCTGAGTTCACAACAGAATAATCGTCAGCCATACAGTTGTCAAGCCGAACGAATCCGTTACCAATGTTTAGTGTGTTGCTGTCTATGTTGTTCATAGCGAACATACTACTCTGCGCCCTGAGCAGGGGTCGAACCTACAACCTACGGATTAGAAGTCCGTTGCTCTATCCATTGAGCTATCAGGGCTTATTTTGTTACGAGCATACTCGCTCTCGGGATAAAGTTTCTCTATCACTGTTGGGACTTTACGACACAATCCACAACGCCCCATAGAATGATAAGCACTATGTCTGTGTATCGGCCAGTCTCGACAACAGCGCAAAATAATCAGTTGATTCCAAAACTCATCACTCATTAGCACCCCCGATAGGAATCGAACCTACGCACATAGTTTAGGAAACTACTGCTCTATCCACTGAGCTACGGGAGTTTGACACTACGCCTGCGCTGCTGCGTCAAGGAACCATTGGTTGTGTGGGCAAATGTTCAAAACTGCGTGTCGCACCATAAATCCGATAAGAGCAACATCTCCACCTTGGGGAACCATTCGTGCCAAATCACTAAGAGACATTCCTTCGTCAATCGCGTCACAAGCAATTTGACCGAACTCCACAATCCACTTGCGACCGTGAATGTTTACTGCGTCAGGGAAGCCTTCCATCACTGCGTCAAAGTAACCCTCGACACCACCTCTAGACTCAGGTGCTGTCACGGGTGGGTTTGTTGATTCAGGCGTAGTAGCTTCAACTACAACAGTTCTTGTTCCACACCCGACAAGAGTTACGCTTGCGAGTATTACGAGTATTGCTTTTTTCATTTTCTCTCCGTTTGTTAGATACACAAGTATCGTACCCCTAGCAGGGCTCGAACCTGCGACGCACGGATTAAAAGTCCGACGCTCTACCAACTGAGCTATAGGGGCGTGATTAATCTAGGTAGTAATCGTTTTCTCTCTTTTTACGCCTTGCGTCTCGAGCGTTTCTTTCTGCGTTCTGAGCAAAGAAAACACCAGCGAAAAAGATAGCTGTCGTCTGTATCAGAAAAATGATTAATTCAACCATTCCTTAAACCTAACACCTAAAAGCACATAAGTCAAGCATTTACGCAAGCTCGCCTGCTCCCGGGCCCCGTTCACTCGTCAAGGTCGTCGTCTGGCTCAATCCCTATGGCATAGCCAAAGATAGCGTCCCAACGTTCTTCTTCAGTCATTTGTCGTGCCTTCTCTGTAACCGAGTAAAGCCATTGACCGTCATCTGTTATGCCTGTGACGGTGACGAGCCCGAGCGCAACTAGCGTTTCTAGTTCTCGCTCTATTTCCTTACGGGGGTCATCTTCGTCATAATCCACAATAAACGAATAATACCACCAGCCCGTGGTCGCAAAATCAGCAAGTAATCGTGGTCTTATCAACAACAATGTTGTCCGTGCTAACGAACTCCAAATCTGCGCTTCTGTCGGTGATGCTCATAAACAATGCGCCGTGATGCTTATTTGACAAGAAAGCAGAGCCCTCTACGGGTGTCCTGACACGACGTAAATCTTTTCCACCAGTGCCGACAACGAACTGAACAGGCTGTGTGTCAAATCGTTCGTAATGATGGTCGTGTCCACTCAGCAGGACATCAACACCATACTGAGTCATCAGGTCAAAAGAGTCCTTCATAAACTTGGAAGAACCGTGAACTCCTGACGAGTATCTAGGGTGATGGGCCATCACAACAACACACCTCGATGCGTTCTTTTGTAGTTCCGACTCGAGCCATAAGTATTGGTCTGAGCCTTTTCCACAATAAACGAACCGACACTCATCATTCGTGTTCATTACCACGGCAACCCAATCGCTGTTGATGTCGAAAGAGTAATACCCAGGCTTCGGATACTTCACCCACGTCGCATAGTAACCACGAGCCCCGGCTTCTGCGTACTCGTGGTTGCCAGCAACAGGCTTGGCAATAGGTATCAGGTCAGACCAAATGGGCGCAAAGTTCTCTTGGAAGTTCTTGATTGTATGACTTTGGTACTGAATGTCCCCTAGAAGGAACAGGTGGTCGGGCTGTCTACTGCGAACGACAGAAGCAACATCTGCGTCTACACAAGGATACTTTCCACTGTTTCGCTGTGTTTTTGAGCAGGAAATGTCACCAACAGAAGCAACAATCACGGGTTCAGGCTTTGTCTCAATGGTTGTTGTAGTCGGGGAGTTGTTTGAGCAGGCGTACAGAAAGACGATAAACGCACTCATAATCTTTTTCATTTCAGAACCAAGCCTTCTTGATAGTACGGGCAATGTATTTTGCTCTTAGTTTTGACCCAGTGCTACCGTAGTGAACTCCGTCAGGATTTAGCAACTCTCTGTGCTTTGTGATAACTTTGTCCCAGTAGATAATAGAAAAACCGTATTTATCCGACTTTTTCTCCAACATTGCGTTCCAGTTACGGGCTGACGGGTTGTTTTTCTTGCCCTTCCACACTGTCACCCAAGCAACTCTCATTCCTTTGAGTTCCCTCATTACGGAAGCAACACGAGTTCCGACATCTTGATACTTCCAAGCAGGGCTGTCGTTTGTCCCCAATGCGATTACCCAGCAAGTATTTTGGTCAGACCTTTTCTTCCAATACTTCACAGCCTCTAAGCCAGTGTGCCTATCGTTAGGCAACTTACTCAACACTGAGCGACTGCCGTGAGCAGAGATAACAGCGTTCGGGTATCCGAGTTTCTTGTATTCCTTTTGTTGGAACTCTCGGGAATGGACACTGAGCGAGTCTCCAATGTGGACAATGTTTGAGCAACCCTCTGTGGCTCTTGCTTGCTGAGGGATAGCGATAGCAGTGACGATAAGTGCTGGCAGTAGAAGCTTCTTCATTCCGGGCCCCGTTCCTAGTAGATAAGACGGCAGAGCCCTAGTCCGAACACAGGCTCTACCGTCTTGATGTGACAGGCTACTAAAGGAAGGCTGGTCTGCCAACCCCTTAGAAGTTGGCTCGTGGGACTTCTGCGCCACACGGGTACTCAGCAACACGACCCCACGGACGGCAGTCACAATGGACACAACGGTCAAACTGAGGGTCAAAGTAGTGGGTGTTGTAATTTTCCGACTTTTCTGCGTCCGACCCCGAAAAAGGGACAGGGGCATTGACGGTGAATGGGGCAAGGATTTCGCTGTTTGTTTCCATACCCAAATCTTAGACAAACCCACCCATACCCGACAAGTTTCACTACGGGCAGGTAGTTGGGACTATGATGAGTTCAGATAAATCTATCCATACGGGTAGGAAGGACACACGGAAAATGGCACACGAACTAGAGTTTGACCGTAAGGGCTTGGCGAAAATGGCTTACGCCGACCGAGAAGTGCCGTGGCACAGGCTAGGAACGCCTATGAAGGGCTTACAGACGGCTGAGGCGATGCTGGCAGCAGCACAGGCTGACTATGACGTAGTTCTTGCCAAAGTTGCCGTAGTGGACGACGAAGGCAACTTCATCACCAACCCTGACGGGACTCCGGTGCTGGTGGACGACAGCCGTGCCACAGTCCGAGTGAACCCTGACGGCTCATTTGACGGATTGTCCACAGTTGGGACAAGGTATGTAGTCCAACAGAACCGTGAGTGTCTTGAGTACGCCCTCGCCATTGTGGGTGCGTCTAAGGGTGACGCAGTTGTGGACACTTGTGGAGTTCTCCACGGTGGGCGTGAGTTCTTTTCATCTATTGACTTGGGTGGTCTAATCATTGACCCAAAGGGAGTGAATGACAAGATTGAGCGTTACCTGCTTGTTCGCAATGGTCACGATGGCAAGACAGCGATTACTTTCGCAAACACAAGCATTCGTGCCGTTTGTAAAAATACCGTTATCGCTGGAATGAACAATGCTCAACGGGTATTCACGGCTCGCCATACAAGAAATGTGGAAACTGCTCTCGCAGAGGCTCAAAGCATTCTCAACATCTCAACCGAGTGGGCTAAGTCGTTCAGCGCAACAGCCGAGAAAATGTTGTCAATACCAATGAGTTTGAGTTCAGCAAGAATGGACACGCTTATCGGTGCTCTCTATCCCGAAAAGCCCCAAGAAACCGACAGACAAAAGCGCAATAGAGACAACATAACTATGACCATTCGTGCTCTCTATCAGACAGAAAGAAACTCTGCTGGATACGGAGACAACGGCTGGTCTGCTTACAACGCTGTCGTGGAATACCTTGACCACTACCGAGACGGTGGAATTACGGAACGGGCGATTGCGTCTATGGACGCAAACTCATCAGTCACACACAAGAAGATAAAAGCCCAAGAAGTTATCTTGTCATTCGCTTGACACACCCACGGGTTATCATTGTTGTACGGACTGAAGGGACGGAACAATGGATTTCTTTGATGAAGAAGACGACGAAACGTTCGCAAGCCCCGAGGAGCTCGCTGTCTGGCTGAGCGAGTTTATGGCTCAAACATCAGACGCAGAAGTAATGTACCGAAACCACTTCTGTACGATGATTGCCAACCGTGTCTATGACGAGTTCGGACACGAAGGCCTGTGCGAACTAATGATAGCAATGGACAAGAAGGCTGGCTGGATTTCGGACATCATCATTGAGAACAATGACCTCGATGAAATACTGTTCAAGAAGTACGGCGTGTATGACCACAACATTGTCTCGAAAGCTCGCAAAACAGAAGCCGTTCAGGAAATGAACACAAAGATTTGGAAGTTACGCCGTAAGTACGCCAAAGCAATAGTGGACGAGCTGATGGTAGCCCCGTCTGACCCCACCCCGATTGACCCACTGCTAGAAGAACAAGAGACGCAAAAGCCCACCGACAGCGACAACGGTGGGACTTCTACGGAGTAGACAACGGGGGGCGTTGCCTGCTCAGATTTGTGAGGTTGCGACTATTTAGTAGTCCTCGTCATCACCCCAGCCGATACCAGCAAGGGCGTTAGAGTCAGCCCAGCCGTCAGTTTCGTACGGCTCCGTACTGTCATCACGGACAACGCAGTCGCAGTCATCTTCACATTCGCAGTCTTGCTCCCACTCACAAGCACCCTCGTGCTCAAACTCCAAGTCGCAATTTACGCAATACGACATAATGTAAGGGGCAGTTTCGGCAATTTCGCTGTTCATTTCCATACACACAGATTAGCAAGACCCACCCCAGCCCGACAAGTTTCTACATTCCCATCAGGTCAAACAGCAGTTGTGCTGTATCTACATCATCTACGGGTGAACCACCGTCTACAGCCCTATTGACCACGCTTCTCTTGCGTTCTATGAGGGAATAGATTTCCTCATCTATCGTGCCGTCTGTGAGTAGATAGGTAGCCACCACGCTTCCCTTCTGCCCTAGTCTGTGGCATCGTGAGTATGTTTGGTCTACATCAGCAGGCGTCCACGGTAGTTCCACGAATAAGACATCTTGCGCCGATGTCAGCGTGTGACCCGTCTTGGCTGCCTGAATGGACAGCACGATGACCGGGGCTTCATCTACCGGCAGCGTTTGGAACTTCTTCTTCTGTTCCTCTACTTCCTCAACGCTCATTCCACCCTGAATACGCAGGTTGCCGAACTTCATTGCTAACTCATCAACAATGTCTCTGTGATGGGCAGCAATTACAACTTTCTTTCCATCTTCTATTCGCTGCTTTACCCATTCTTCTACTACGGGCATCTTTGCTCTTGCTGACAGCCTTCGCAGCACAGACAAGCGAACTAAATGTTCGTTGCTTTCTGCTTTGATACGAGCAACAACGGCAGCAGACCCTACGGGTTCTCCAAGTTCTCTCGCTATTTCCTTTGCTCTGTCAATGAGATACTGAATAATGTCTACTTCTGCTTTTTTGTATTCCTTCATCGCAGCAGCACTTCCCTCAACCAATACGGGGCTGTGGATGACGGGGGGCAGTTCCGATAGCACTTGGTCTTTTGTTCTCCTGATGTAGCAAACACCACGAAGCCGTTCGTTTAGTTCGTCAAGGTGTGAATGTCCACTGATGTTCCATTGACCGAAACTATCCTGAAAAGCATTACAGTAACGCCGATAAAAGCCCCACAAACCACCGAATTCTTTCAGTTTCCCAAGAATGTCGAGTTGTGATGCGTACTCTGACGGGCGATTAGTAACGGGCGTTCCTGTTAGACAAAGAACAATTCCGTCTTTTGGTGCGCTTTTAGCAACCTTTTGTGCGCTTTTAGTTCTCTGTGCTGTAACAGTTTTACAGTAATGGCTTTCGTCAAAAACATAGGAACGGTGTTTAGACAACTCTTTTTCCCATTTAGTGATGTTGCTGTATCCAACAACAACGACATCATAAGTTCCACTTTCGGGGAATTCTTTTCTGTTCGTTACAACAGAAACTCTGCGACTAGGAAGCCAACGGGCGTATTCAGCTTGCCAATTGAGAACAAGAGAAGGTGGGCAAACAACGACTGCTGGGTAACTGTCCATAACATACTCAACGGTGGCAATGGCTTGGAGAGTTTTGCCTAGACCCATTTCGTCAGCAATAAAAGTTCTGCGAGCATTAGAAGCGTAAGCAACGCCTGCTCTCTGATAGGGAAGAAGTTCTGCCGTTAGTGACGGAATAGAAATCTCAGCATCTACTGAGCGAGAAGCCTCAATGAGGGCATTTAGATTATTTGTGACATTCTCTGAACACGACCTTAGTTCATCGGACACCTCAATGTCAAAGTATTCAGCCCACCTGATGACATCGTTCGCCGATGTGAGCGGGGCCCTCCACGCCTTCTTGGTTGCGTTCCAAGTGATAGACGGTATTTTCTTGACGCTGTTGATGACTACCTTCTCATACGGGAATGTAATAAAAATCCAATCGCCTTCTAGCCAAATGGAATTGACAGCTTTCCTAACCGGTGGGGTGATTAGCAGTATCTCTGTATCAACCTCTATGTCGTGCTTTATTGCGAAAGCTCTTGCTTCGGACATAGAGGTAACCGGAACTCTCCATACCTTTGAGACCTTGTCCCATTTAGCCCCTGCGATTTTTTTGACCTCATCAACTTGGTCTTTGTCGTAGGGAAAATCGAGAATTATTTGGT